TCTTCCGTGCTAATAATAAACTTATGATAAGGAGTGCATGTAAGTTGAGATCCATTGCTCAGATGCACTGTAATTAATTTCTGATTTTCTCCTGTTTTTTTAATAGTTGTTGCAGACCATGCATTACCATTCCATACATTTACTTCTTTATTAACCAGTTCTGAAATTGGATATTGTCCTTTATCTGTCAGAATATAAGTTTCAGGAGCAACGCATAAATTGGACGATTTAATCGTCCCCAAATTCTTCTGATTAGATTTCTTATTCGCAGCATCCTTGTATACCAAATAAGGTGTACCCGTTTCAATCTGTGAATCTAACACTTTAAACCATAACTTTTGAGCCTCAATCTGTTTGCGTCCTTTACCTTCTTGTTCATATCTTTCATAGAGTGCTTTGAATTCATCTCCATAGACATCAGATAGTCCAGGTGCTTCTGATGGACAAAAGAGCGTCCAAAGCTCATTCTTCTCTACACGCTCCATAAACAAATCAGGAACCCACAGAGCATAGAATAAATCTCTACAACGCTCTTCTTCTGACCCCGTGTTCAACTTCAATTTCAAGAAGTCTTCCACATCAGCATGCCAGGGCTCCAAATAGATGGCGAAGGAGCCATTGCGTTTACCTCCACCTTGGTCAACATATCTCGCAGTATCATTAAAATTGCGCAACATCGGTACAATTCCATTAGAAGTCCCATTCGTACCTTTGATTAAGGAACCCTTTGCACGAATATCATGAATATGCAGACCAATGCCACCTGCATATTTGCTGATGAGGGCACAGTCCTTTAAAGTGTCATAGATTCCAGCGATACTATCTCCCTTTATTGCTAACAAGAAACATGAACTAAGTTGTTGCCGAGGAGTCCCTGCATTAAAGTTCGTAGGGGTTGCATGAATGAAGAATTTTTGACTCAATAGTTCATAAGTCTCAAATGCTTTCTCCAAATCAACCGAGCCCCATAGTGCAAGGGATACTCGCATAATTAAATGCTGAGGACGTTCGTGCGTTTTTCCCTTCGTATCACGAAGTAAATATTGTAATTTTTCTAACGTTTTAAAACCAAAATAATCAAAGAGATAATCACGGTTATAATCTATTTTTTCATTAATGACATCCCCATATTTTTCACAGATTTCAACTAATTCTTTTGAGATATTACTCACTTTTTCTCCAGTTTTTTCCACAGTTTGATTTGCCAATTGAAAGATAACTTCAGTAAATTTATTAGAAGTATTACGATGATGGTTTGAAATCGCAATACGAGCTGCCAACGTTCCATAATCAGGATTGGTCGTCATAAGCGAAATAGAAAGTTGCGCGGCAAGTTCATCCAACTCCGATGTTTTGACACCATCATAAATACGAAGCAACGTTCGCTGTGCAATCAAAGTGGGATTCACTTCCAATTCAGCAGCCGCAAGTTGAATACGATTCAACACTTTGTCAAACGAAACATCCTCCAATGAACCATTGCGCTTGACAACCTTCATACTAATCATTGACATCTTTCCGGAATACCATATATACGCATCATTTATCTCGTCAATTTTTATAATAAATGCAAATAAATAGAAATGAAATCATTTATACTTGGTGGAATTATTCTTTTACTTGTTAGTGTAGTAGCCGTTATAAACAAAGATAACTTTACAGTTGCTCCTTATGGCTCACCTTCACAAGAAAATTGGTGGAAACGTAATCCTATTTTTGGATATCCTTCTTATTCGTATTGGGAAGCATTTGAGTCAAAACCCTTAACTACTATAAAAAAATCAGTAGTACACAATAGTTCTGAAGACCCCTTGTTACAATATGCTCCCGATACTCCGAGTCCTGTTACACTTGATAACAATCAGCCCTATCATTTATTAAATGATATTATGCAACCGCCGAGATTTAAAGAATCAATTTCTTGCGTAAATAGTCGCTCCTGTTATGCAACAGATTTCCAACGGATGTTAGAAAAAACAGGAACACATAGACAAATGACAAATAATTATAAACGTGATTATCCTGATAGTTGTACATCACCCATTCAGGAGCTTGTACTTAATTTTTATAAACATGATGCGATGCCTATCCCTGTAAATAATACAGGATAACATGATTCGCATAATTCATTAGATTATTCTAAACAATATCCATCCCATTTTCATCTGTTTTCTTGAAAAGAATCATGCATTTTTCTATTTTTGGTTTTTTAGCCGCTCTTGTTGATTCTGGTATAATAAATTCACCCCTCTTTTGTTTCTCTACATCTTCCCAAAATGTGTCAATAACTGGATGTATCTTTGACCACCATTCTTCATTGCGACAAATTAGTTGCTCACTCCATTGAATTAATTTCCATGGAATAAGCTCTATTAATTCCTCTTCCGTATCAATAATCGGCATCCAATCAGATTGACAATTTACAGGACTGTAACTATAATAAAACTCTTGCTCTTTCATTTCGGCATAACGAATAAGAGCAATATACCCTGTATATAATTCAGGACCCTCTCTCAATTTCATAGTATTATATTTAGATGAAAACACTGCTTCCACATAATCACATTGTCCGAGTCCTGTGACTTGTAATTGCATTTGCATTTGGTCATAATATTCTTTAGGTACGGATCCGTTTATTACTCTGGTTACTGGACACTTAATTTCAATCAAACGCCCAGTACGCTCATTCTTAGGACAATGATAAATAAGACCATCTGGTGATGCAGAGCAACGTGGATCAAGTATGTGTTTCATTCTCCCCAATTCTTTAATAATAACTTCATATTTATATTCATATATTTGTTTTACAACAGGCTCAAAACGAATACCCCAATCAAATGCAGACATACGCTCTGACATTGTTGCTAATGGTTGAGAATGCATTCGGTATGGCAGTGTTTTGGATACAACAAACTTTCCACGTTGATATGGTGAGCCAAATAAATTTCCAAGCTCACTTGCAGAAATTATAGTTGTCATTTGCTGATACCATTCTGGAGTTCGTTGCTCTGTCTGTTTTCTTCCAATAAGATCATCCAGAAATTCCTTTGAAGGGCAATTTGATACTTTTTTAACATTTGTTCTTTCAATACTTTTTTTAAATAGAGCTTCATATTTCTCAATTATAGTATCAATATAGGGTTGCTCCTTTTCTGTAAATTCAAATGTCCATGCAATAGAGTTTGCTGATATGACCCATTGTTCAAGCTGTACGTAATCGTCAGGATTTGATAACCAATTTACTAATAAAGTTATAAAATCCTTTATTTTATCTTGAAACCGCATTGTATGATTACTGTTATTATATTATTTATCCTCAATTTTTTTAGACTGTTTAGATTGTAATATAGATACCGATGGAACTTCTTCCTTCTTCTTCTTCCTTGTATCTGGATTCAATTTCTTTGCACTAAATACCCATTTCAATACTCCTTCTGCATTTCGCTTTATTTCAAATCCTTTAATTGTTGCAATCCTCTGCTCATCTTGATTATAATTTACCACTTTCAATGTATTTAGTAGTTTCTTATCAAGTGCTTTCTGTAAAAATACGAATAAATCTATCTTTTCCTCTTCTGACATTTCAAATTGTGGTGTGATATCATCCACAAATATACGAAGTCTATTTAATCTTAGACCACGCTCAAGACGATGCCATGGACGACCATACGCATCTCGTGCATTAACTTCTAATAAATCTTTAAAAATCTTATCATTCTGCTCATTTTTTCCTCCTATATATACATCATCCTTATATTCGGTATTTTTATGCGTTTTATGACGTGATTCCATTCTCTATAATATAAACGCTATCAGCGTTTAGATGACTTAATTATATTGATGGATTATATCTAATAATTCTTTATAATTATAATCACTACTATATTCATTAGTTGGAACAGGTAACCAATTTGTATAATTATCCTTTTCTCCAAATGTATAAAATGTTCTCCAACAAAACGTATCATTATCTTCAAGTGATATATCTTCCCATTTATAAAAATCATTAATATTTGTTTTGTTTATATCTACGCTACATAGCATAATATTCCCAATTTTATGTGGAGGTTTATCTGTATATATTTCATTTGGAGCAAGGATATCATTAATATCAAATGAATCATTTTCTACCCATAATTGTTTCCCTCCAATCATTAATATTTTAAATATAGTGATACATAATTGCTCTACTATTTTTTTTTTATAAATAAACGGTACAATAAACATCTTATTATAAACACAATTTGTTACTTTAGACTCATAGATATAAACACTTTATGTTATAATTTTTATTTTTTTAATATGAGTAGATTTTAATGGCTCAACCTGTGTATCATGATCGTCATACAATCTCTGCAATAGAATCATTTCCTCTTCCACAATTTATTACACGGACAAGACGTGAAACTAATACAATTGATACTGTAAATGCAAGACAGTTTGAACATTGGCAAACAAATGGAAAATACGGTACAAACAATCGTCCGGATATAAATCAACAAACACCTTTCTATGATATGTTACCAAATACAACTCGTTCAAGTGATAAAAATTTTCGCTCTCAACCAAGATATGATATTGATGGTAACAAGGGAGTTGAAAACTCATATTTTGATAAATATGATACTACATACGATTCAAGAAATATGACACGTGAATTAAAGGCGAGTGTATATGAAGATAAAAATACAGGTTATATTCATGAATCTGAAAAATTACTACATAGGAATTTTGACAATCGTTGGCTAAATCCCACTGTAGCACAGCAACAGGCTGCAGCGGCGGAAGAATTAAGACCAAAAATGGATGATATTAGATTATTTTATCAAAATAAATCTGCAAAACATTAATGAAAATCTAATTCAATTGGCGTTGTATATACTTGAAGTTTTGTAAGAGATGATGGAGATTGTTTTGTACGTCTGCGAGTAGTTCTAATCATAGATTTTGTTTTAGATGACATTATAGTTTTTGTTGGATCTACAACAGATGCAGCTGATATAACGGATGTATCTGTTACATTGGTAATATCAGTCACGTCAGTCACGTCAGTTGTTACATTAGTTATGTCATTTATGTTATTCATAATAGCTGCATTTGTTACATCTGTTATATCTGTTACATCATCTATATCTTTTAAATTTTTATTTTGTTTCTGTGTTTGTGTAATCTCTTTTAAATATAAATTATATCCTTTACGAATATCATCTTCATGCAATTCAATATAATCTAATATTTTTGATTCTAATGCCCAACGAAAGAAATTAAGTTTACCAATTGTTGTCATAAATTGATCATAATTTGGAATCTTAAACATAATACGCTCTCTACGACAATTTGGATCAAAATACTGTTTAGAATATGCTTTTAGCTGACCTTTGTAACTTAAATATACAAGAAATTCGTGTCCATTCAACATATAACGAATGAAATTCTTTCTGCTGTATTTTGTAACAAACCAATCAATTATTCTAAGACTTAGCGGTGCATCTCCATTAAGATACTGTAAAACTTTATCAATTTCCGGATGATTTGCATAAAACTTTTGCAGACTTGAAATAACTAGCTCTGGTTTACATTCAATCTTACGTTTTCTGGTTTGTGGATCTGATACATAGATATCCATATCTGAATGCTATAAAGTAACGGTTTCTTAGGTTCTTACTATAATTGTTCGTATAATAATTATATTTAAATCATATTAATATTATAGAATGGCATTGTCAGGTTATAATCCAAATGCCACATTATTGGGACAAGGTGGTGGACCAATTATGGCAATGAGTGGAGGATTTCAAGGAAATCCATATAGCGGCGGTGTAACACCTACTACTTCACTTATTCCTGATGTAGCAGGTTCTATCTCCAGTTATTCAGGCGGTGGTCCTACAAATGCACAAATGGCAGCTGCCACTACCATCATTGCAACAGACACATCTAAGAATTCTATTTCTTCTATTTCTGGAACTAAATCTACTACT